GAGCTACATCAGTCTCATGTTTGCTAGTCGCTATCTTATGTGTCACATTTGGCAAACGCATATCCATCATAGTCCAAGCATTGTTTCTGGCAGTTCGCCAAGTCAACGTAGCATCCTCTAAGTCATGGTCACTAAGTTCAGCTACAACTGTATCTCTGACTTGTCGGTAGAAATCAATGTGACTGGCACATTTAAAGTCTTTACCTACAATACCTATCACCTCATCAGTATTGTTGTTGATGACATACTTACTCATGTCAAATCTGGTAGGCTCAAAAGAAACGTCAAATGCTATTTCTTCTGGCATCTTAGTTAATGGTCTTTCATCATATATAGTCATAAATTGATTCTCCTTTTTGTTTGTGTCACCCATTTTATAGATGATTCGTTTTTTGTCAACTGTTATTATAATCATTTAAAATCAAATACTTCCCATCCCATCCCATTACTATCCCATCCTAATTTAAACTTCCCATCCCATCCCATGATGACCGTAAGGCATCCCATCCCATCTAAAACTTCCCATCCCATCCCATCTTGATGACCGTAGATTTTGATTTAACTTTTTGAAAAGCTAAACCAAAATCCGGGCTTTAAGTTATTGATTTTATTTTGTTTTTTCTACAATGATATTATCTTCTAGCTTGTCTGAATGTTTGTAGCATCTCAAACAATCTTTACATTTTTGACCAGTGCAATTTTGAATCTCTTTAAAGTTATCCCCATTAACATTATTGAAAACCTTGTCGAAATGTTTAGGTATTTTAGTAATAACCTTGTCTACTTTAGTATTAGAAAAAACTATTATTAAGTTCTTTGGTTTTTCTCTTTTGTCGAAATATCTTTTTATTATATCTGTTCTTTTAGTCCATAAAGCAAATGTACAATGTGGATTGTATTCAGATATCCTACAATAGTTTTCAATCATATTATATTTAGGAAAGGTTTTTATTGTGACTCCGTAATCATCTACTAATTCAGTTAGTAATTCCCCATGATGATTAAATCTAAAAAAGGATTGTAGAAAAAAGAATTGTTTAACCTCTAAGTCACTCAATAGTTTTTCTGCTAGTATTTCATTTTTGTCTAATGATAACGGTAAGTTTTTCATATAGCTATTCATTGATTTATGGGAATAACAGACTCCACAAATATCAACAATCTTACAAGCTAAATCATTTTTCTTCTTAGCTTCAATATACCTATCATAACAAAACTTATTCTTTTTAGTATTGTTTCCTATAGCTTGAAATTTATCAAGTTTTCCTCTAAGTTTTGAAACGTGTCCTATATTATCTAACGGCATAGTGCGACTCCTATTAAAATTAATATTGTTAGTACTACTATTATTAAATCATAATCAATCAAAGTTAAAGACTCCTTGTGTTTTTTCTTTTAGTTCTAAAATTAATATGGTCTTTTTTAATAGTCTTAATGTATTCTATCAATTGCTTTTGCTTTTCTGGAGTCTGATTCCTTATAAATCGCTTAACATTTATTTTAGCTTTACGGATTTTGGTATCTGAGATTCCCCAGTCTTTTTTATATAGAAAACTTGTAGCTGTCATTTTAGAGTCCTTTCTTAATTTCAGTTAATGCTTCAATTAAACTATCTAAATTATTAAAACGTATTATCTTTTCATTGTCTTGCATAATATTTAAACCTATTTCTTGGACCAGAATTTCATCATCATAGTTTTTGTGTTGAACTATAGAAATAGAATTACCTTTTTCATTAAGTAGTATTTGATTAAATTTAAATTTCATTTTCGACTCCTTGTTTGGTTTATTAATTTAAAAATGGAGTCTAGCTAATTAAAGCTAAACTCCTAATTTAAATTAACTTGCTAGACGTTGAGTCAATTTGACTCCGTTAGCTTTTCTTTTATGCCTTACGATTCCGTTTTGGTTAATCCTAGAATAACCATTGCGATCATATGCTTGAAAGCAAGAATAAGAATTGCCAAAGTTTAATCTTAAAAGAGGTTCTCCAGACTTTCCACCATTACCCAACCTAACGAAAAAACCTTTCTCCTGTGGATTCTTCCTATGGATAACTGGTTTATTACCTTTGCGCCATAAATCAAAAGCCGTTATTAAAACTCTAACTGGTGTTAATCCACCTTTGATTGTTTCACCTCTAGTTATATTATTTAAATTAAATGTAATCATTTTTGACTCCTATTGTCATTGTTTGGTTTGTTGATATTCTTAAATGAATATCCATAAGCCGACTCTTGTATTTGAATCGGCTTATAGGATTCACTATTATCTTAAGTCCTCGTTATTTTCATATTCTAAAAAACTTCTAGCGACTCTCATTTCAGTTTTTAGATGTTTAACTAGATTCTCTAATTTTTGGTTTTCTTCTTTTAGGTTTTCAATTTCATCATATCTATTATTTGCTAACTTAACGAGTGCGTCCTTTTCGCATTGTAGCTTATTATTTTCGCCTCTTAAATTTTGAAGCATATCATATTCGCTTAAATCAAAAGCTTTTTTTACTGGAGTAATATTTTGAAAGTTTATTGAGTCTGTTTTGTAATTTGTGTTTTTCATTTTAGAATCTTTCCGAATCATTAAAGGTTTAAATTATTACTCTTTTTACCAAAAAATAGGAGCAGTGTATATAGTAAAATTTAAAATATTAATCATGCACCAGACTCTTAGTTTTAAATAAAACCGTTACAAACGTAACCATTGCTCCGATATGCTTTTACTAACTGATACTTTATCAGATTGTTTAGTCTTATAAATCAGTAACCTAGTTATTATTATTTATTAACTATGGGATTCCAGTTTTTAGAATTATTCTAAATGTTTTTATTATTTGAGTTTTAAATTTTTCCTAGAAAATCCCATTCCATAGCATGACCGTGCGAGAGCCACGTGGGGGTATAGGGATATATATACATGAATATACACACGGAAGGGGTTTTTTGCCTGTTAACCACTTTTTTCCTTGTAAACACAGCGGTCCACTAGTTGTGACCTTAATAGGAATACCAATATTAACTTATACTGTGACAATATGTCGCTTGACAACCCTGTGATTCTGTGGTATAACATAGTTAAAGCTATTAAGTTAAGACTATAAGTTAAAACTATTTTATATTACTACTTTTTTAATAGTTAAAACTATAAAGTTAAAACTATTTCTTGTGTTTTATACCTTAATATGCTACTATAAGCTAAATAATGTTTGACAATGAGTAAAAAGAAGGTAAAACTATATGCAAGTGACTCAGTTATCGAAGACTTTTATGAGACTCTGGCTAGAAACAACCCTAATAGTCTCTACAAAGTCCACATCCCTAAGTCCGATGTCTTCTATGTACGCAAAGCTATCGCTGAACGTACAGGAGAGACATATAGTTTAGACCATATCGAAAGAGCTATGTTTCTGGAAGGGCATTTACGCAGAAACGAAGTCTTAGACCCAGATAGACCTAGAGGATATTGCTCATATGACACAGAAAAACCTAGAACAAGATAGCAACTACAACAAATATGATTTAGACGGTGACGGTATAGTGACAGATGACGAGCTAGAACACGCTAAAGAGATAAATAAAACAGAAGCTGACCTACGTAAGCAGAAAGCACAGCGTAGAATGGCTACAGGCACTCTAATCGGTATGGGTATATTCACAGCAGGTATGTTTTTCATGCCTATTGAACATATAGAAGCCCTATCAGATATATCTAATCTATTTTACATAAGTGGTGCAGGTATAGTAGGAGCATATATGGGAACATCTGCATGGATGTCTAATAGAAGCAAATGAAACAAAAAGCTAAAGCCACTATAAAGAAAGTAGCAGGTAAGTTACGCAAAGCCAGTCAAGCACACGCAGGACAAGCTAAAGCTTTAACTGCATTAAAGTTTAACAAAGGCGGTAGTACTGTAAATAAAGCAGGTAACTACACTAAGCCAACTATGCGTAAAAGCCTATTTAACCGTATCAAAGCAGGAACTAAAGGTGGTAACGCAGGGCAGTGGTCTGCACGGAAAGCGCAGATGTTAGCCAAGCAATATAAAGCTAAAGGTGGCGGTTACAGGTAATGAAGGGTGTAAAGCACTACAAGAAAGATGGCACAGAACATAAAGGAGGCACTCACAAGATGCCTGACGGTTCTCTGCACACAGGTAAGACGCATAGTAAGACTAGTGTAAAGTTATTTCACTATAAAGACCTAAATAAAAAAGCAAAGACAAAAGTAGATGGCACTAGCAAAAAGTCAAAAAAGTCTTAAATCGTGGACTAAACAAAAGTGGAGAACCAAGAGTGGTAAACCATCAGCCAAGACAGGAGAACGCTACCTACCTTCCGCAGCTATCAAAGCCCTATCTCCGCAAGAGTACGCAGCAACTACTAAAGCTAAGAGAGCAGGTAAACGAGCAGGTAAGCAACACGTTAAACAACCAAAGAGTATTGCAAAAAAGACGAGAGCATATAGAAAGGTATAAATGTCACAAGATAACGTAATAAACATAAATAAAAAAGACTATAAGTTAGATGATCTAGATAGTAAGTCTAAATATATAGTAGCACAAATAAGAGACTTAGAAGGTAAAGTAGCTTCAGCTAAGTTTCAACTAGACCAACACGAGATAGCCAAACAGCAGTTTGTTAATATGCTAATAGGTGCAGTAGAAGGTAAACCTAACGGTAAAGACAACTAATGTTTAATATTGCAGGAACACTAATATCTTCAGTAGGCAGTTTAGCTTCTACTTACCTAGACGGTAAGGTTGCTGCTAATAAAGCTGAAGCACAGATTCGCTTGAAAGAGGCAACAGGCGATATAGATTGGGATCTAGCTGCTATTAGGGCATCACAAGGTTCGTGGAAAGATGAATGGATTACTATACTTTTCTCCATTCCGTTAGTACTGTCCTTCTGTGGTGATTGGGGTAGGGAGATAGTAGCAAATGGCTTTACTGCTTTAGCAGGGATGCCTGATTGGTATCAATACAGTCTTGGTGCTGTAGTTGCAGCCTCTCTAGGAACTAAAGGTGTATCTAAATTTTTTGGTCCTAAGAAGAAGTAATGAAAATATTTCTATACGTTATGTTCTTAGTAAACGAGCAGTGGTGGATTGACCCTAACTTTCCTCCTGTAATTATGAAAGATGCACAGCAGTGCAGGGCAATGGAAAACTACTTTGATATTAATATAGGATTAATACAAGAAAACGAACACAAAATAGGATGTATTAAAACAGATGACGTATGGGGATTTCTTGTTGAAACATACGGATCAAGATCCTATAAAGATAGTAAAGTTTAAACCTCACTACTTAGGTGAAAGACGCATACCCCTAGATAGATTTAATAGTAAAAGGAAATATACACATGGCTTACACACTGTCGAGCAGATCCCTAGACAAACTAGAGGGAGTAAATGAAGACCTAGTTAAGGTTGTTCAAAGAGCGATAGAACTCACAAAAATTGACTTTGGTGTTATCTACGGAATGAGAACACTGGAAGAACAGAAGAAGTTGTTTGACGCAGGAAAGTCACAGACTATGAAGAGTAAGCACCTAACAGGTGACGCAGTAGACTTAATGGCTTACGTAGACGGAAAGGCAAGTTGGGAACTCAATCTGTATGACGATCTAGCTGATGCTATGAAGTGGGCAGCTACAGAGTCTGGAACTAAGATTAGATGGGGAGCAGCTTGGCATATAGATGACATATCTACATGGGATGGCACAATGGAAGAAGCTATGATGGCTTACATTGACTTACGTAGATCTCAGGGTAGAAGACCATTTATTGATGGTCCACATTTTGAACTTAACTAGGAGGAAAGTAAAATGTCAGATGAAGCACTTATAAAGTTTATAGGAAATAAAATATTTGAGTTAGAAGAGTTACTAAAAGATGATACTTTATCAAGTAGTCTTAGAAAAAGCATAGGAAAAGATCTACGCAAGTTTGAAAAGGATTTAATGAAAGTACAAGGTTTACCGTCACAATTTGTAGGGTTAAACAAAGGTGGTCTAGCTAAAAAGAAAACAACTAAAACAAAAATGGCTAAAGGTGGATCAGTTAAAAAAGGACATACAGATCGTAGAAAAGGTATGTTCTATAATTAATATGAGAAAGTTTAAAAAACATAAAGACGCAGAAGAACTAAGAGCCGTAAAAAACTTAGTAAAGACTTACGGCTCATCAAAATCTGCAGATAGCCCTAGCTATGATAACCTACCTATGAATAGTGGTTGGTTAAATAAAGCTAAAAAGCTAGGTAGTATGTTTAAAGGCACTAAGTTTAATCCTAAAACAGGAAAAGGTAAACTACAGGTAAACTATAAGATAGAGTTCTAATGGCAACAAAGGGTACAATGAAAGGTCACACCATAGGCGGTGGTCATAAACGTCCTACTAAGAGTGGCGCAGGTATGACTAAGAAAGGTGTAGCTAAGTACCGAAGAGATAATCCAGGAAGTAAGCTGCAAACGGCTGTTACAGGCAAAGTAAAAAAAGGTAGTAAAGCTGCAAGTAGACGTAAATCATATTGTGCTAGAAGTGCAGGACAAATGAAACAGTTTCCTAAAGCAGCTAAAGATCCTAACAGCAGATTACGACAGGCAAGAAAACGATGGAAGTGTTAGATGGCTAGGAACTACAAAAAAGAGTATCTTAGATACGATGGCACACCTAAAGTTAAGAAGAAGAGAGCAGAGCGTAATAATGCAAGGCGCAAAATGGTAAGAGCAGGTCTAGCTCGTAAAGGTGATGGAAAAGACGTAGACCATAAAGATAAAAACACCTCTAACAATAGCAGAAGTAATCTTAGGGTAATATCTGCTAGTAAAAACAGATCAAGGAGATAAACTATGCCAATGGGAAAAGGTACATACGGAAGTAAACGAGGTAGACCACCTAAAGCTAAAATGATGGGTGGTGGCATGATGAAAAAGAAAGGCTACGGAAAAAGCTACGCTAAAGGAGGCGATATACCTGCTGCTGCTGATAAAAAAGCAAAAGGCAAGGGTGCTATGAAGCCTGTACCTAAGGGTGATAAAGGTTTAGCAAAATTGCCTAGAGCCGTAAGAAACAAAATGGGCTTTATGAGTAAAGGCGGTAAAGTCGGAAAAAAGTAACTTGTTAACAAGGGGGGAAACAGATGCTTAGATACTTAAAACGTATATATTGTGCGATACTAAATCGAAAGTGTAATGATAATTGCACTTGCTTAGAAAAGTAAGGACATTGCTACCTAGTACGGTACAATGGAACGTAACATCTGTTTTGTGTGTAGTCACACCATGCCTGTTGTTAACGGTAAACTAGAGTGTGCCTATTGTGCTGTTTTTTACAATTTTGATATTTCAAAAGCTTGGCTAGAATACTTATATAACAAAGAACACGAAGAGGAAAAACGTGAAACAATTAACAGAAAAACAACAGGCTTTTTTAAAAGTATTGTTTGATGAGGCAGGAGGAGATGTTGTTTCAGCTAAAAGATTAGCAGGGTATTCAGACTCAACAGCAACTGCTGAAATAATTAAATCTTTAAAAGAAGAAATTGATGACGCTACAAAACAGTACATGGCTAGGATAGCACCTAAAGCTGCCGTAGCTCTAGGCAATGCTTTAGTTGATCCTACAGAGCTTGGCATCAGAGATAAAATGACAGCCGCTAAAGACTTACTTGACAGAGCAGGGTACACTAAAACTGAAAGGGTCAACGTAGAATCTTCTGGCGGTCTTTTTGTACTACCTGCTAAAGAAGGTAAAAATGAGTAAAGAGAGTCTAGGCTATTGGACGCTACCAAAGCCTGACATGAATGTTAAACAGTGGAGTAGAATACCTAGAGTAGCTAGAACAACACCATTTGGCTATAAGGTTGATCCAGAAGACGATGGGTTTTTACTTCCTGTAGAAGAAGAATTAGAACTACTAGAAAAAGCAAAACAACACCTACTACAATATAGCTACAGAGAAGTAGCAAACTGGTTAAGTAAAGAGTCAGGGAGATACATATCTCACGTAGGATTAAATAAGAGAATAGACATTGAGCGTAAACGTAAGAAAACAACTACAATTAAACGCAAACTTGCCTCAAGGCTCAAAAAGACGCTACAAGAAATCGAAAAGCTTGAACAAGAAGCAACAGGAAGCTACCTCTCCGAAGCAAGAGCCTGAAGTTTCTACTGTTCCTGCTGAAGTAATTGCTGAACCGTTTGAGATACAACACGCTCAAGACGTTGTATTCAAACCTAATGATGGACCTCAGACTAACTTCCTAGCATCATCTGAAAGGGAAGTACTCTACGGAGGTGCAGCAGGGGGTGGCAAAAGTTTCGCAATGTTGGCTGACCCCCTGCGAGGCTTAAATGACCCAAACTTTAGTGGGTTGCTTGTACGACACACGACAGAAGAATTAAGAGAACTAATACAAAAGTCTCAAGAGTTGTACCCTAAAGCAATACCTAACATAAAGTGGTCAGAACGTAAATCACAGTGGACTTCACCTAGAGGTGGCAGACTGTGGATGTCCTACCTAGATCGTGACTTAGATGTTATGAGGTATCAAGGACAAGCGTTTAACTGGATAGGCTTTGACGAATTAACGCAATGGGCAACACCGTTTGCTTGGGATTATATGCGATCTCGTCTTAGAAGTGTAGACCCTGAGTTAGGTCTATACATGAGAGCAACTACTAATCCTGGAGGAGCAGGACATCAGTGGGTAAAGAAAACCTTTATAGATCCTGCACCGTCAGACAAAGCTTTTTGGGCAACTAATTTAGAGACAGGAGAAGTAATAACTTTTCCTAAAGGTCACAGCAAAGAAGGGCAACCATTATTCAAACGCAGGTTTATTCCTGCTAGACTTTTTGATAACCCTTACTTGTCAGACACAGGTGACTACGAAGCCATGCTTTTATCTTTGCCTGAACAGCAAAGAAAACAACTATTAGATGGTGATTGGGATGTAGCTGAAGGTGCTGCCTTTCCTGAGTTTAATAGGCAGGTACACGTTGTTAAACCTTACAGCATACCTAATAATTGGACAAAGTTTAGGGCATGTGACTATGGATACGGAAGTTTTTCAGCCGTAGTTTGGTTTGCTGTATCACCATCAGAGCAACTTATAGTATATAGGGAGTTGCACGTTTCTAAAGTATTAGCTGTAGACTTAGCAGACATGATACTAGAGGCAGAAAAAGATGATGGAGGTATTCGGTATGGTGTGTTGGACAGTAGCCTTTGGCACAAACGTGGGGATACTGGTCCATCTCTGGCAGAACAAATGGTACAACGAGGTTGCCGATTTAGACCGTCAGATAGAAGCAAAGGCTCTAGAGTCGCAGGAAAGAATGAAGTCCATAGACGATTACAAATAGATGAACACACAGAAGAACCAAGACTTGTATTTTTTAATAATTGTACTGAGTGCATTAGTCAAATACCTACTCTACCTCTTGACAAGAAGAACCCTGAAGACGTTGACACTAATGCTTTAGACCACATGTATGACGCTTTAAGATATGGAATTATGACAAGACCTAGAAGTTCTATATGGGATTTTAACCCCCTAACACAAAAGTCAGGCTTTCAAGCCTCTGACCCTAAATTTGGATACTAAATATGGCAACAGAAGAAGAACTAAACTTTGACACAGACAACGTAGCTGTTATACAAGATGGAGACACAGCATTACGTGACCCCTCTTCAATAGAGGCTTTTGTAATTGAAAGATTTACTAGAGCAGAAGATGCTAGAAAAACAGACGAAGATCGTTGGACTAAAGCGTATCGAAACTACAGAGGATTATACGGATCAGACGTTCAGTTTACGGAAGCTGAAAAATCTAGGGTATTTATAAAAGTTACTAAAACAAAAACTCTTGCAGCTTATGGTCAAATAATTGATGTATTGTTTGGTAATAACACTTTTCCTTTATCTGTTAATCCAACAAGACTTCCTGACGGTGTAGCTGAAGCCGTTCATATTAATACTGATCCTGCCTCTGAACAAGCTATGGATCAACTAAGAGGTGTAACAGAAGATAAAGCTTCTCAGCCGTACTTGTTTGGACCTGACACAAAGTTAAAAGCAGGAGAAACAATAGCTGACTTACAGGAAAGACTAGGACCGCTAAAAGAAAAGCTAGAGCCTGTGTCTGACAAAATAATAGAGGGAGTAGGCACTACAGGTAAGACTGTGACATTTCACCCTGCATTAATAGCAGCTAAAAAAATGCAAAAGAAAATACACGATCAGTTAGAAGAGTCTGGTGCTAATAAACATTTAAGAAACACAGCTTTTGAAATGGCTCTGTTTGGTACTGGTGTAATGAAAGGTCCATTTGCTATGGACAAAGAGTATCCTAACTGGGGTGAAGACGGTGAGTATGATCCTTTAATTAAAACTGTACCGTGTACTAATCATGTATCTATATGGGATTTTTATCCTGACCCTGACGCTAAAAACATGGATGAGGTTGAGTATGTAGTTGAAAGACACAAGATGTCTAAGATGCAAATTAGAGCATTAAAGATGCGTCCTTACTTTAGAACGGAGTCTATAGACAATGCTATTGAGTTAGGTTCGTCCTATACTAGAAAGCATTGGGAAGACGATATGTCTGACTATGTTACGTCACAAGCAGTAGAAAGATACGAAGTTTTAGAATTTTGGGGTTACGTTGACGCTGAAAAACTAGAACTAAATGGGCTTGACATCCCTAAAGAATTAAAAGATATGGAGCAGCTAAATGTCAATATATGGATATGTAATGGAGAAATACTACGGCTTGTACTCAATCCGTTTAAGCCAATTCGTATACCGTACTATGCCGTACCATATGAGCTTAATCCCTACAGCTTCTTTGGTATTGGAATTGCTGAGAACATGGACGATACCCAAACTCTAATGAATGGTTTTATGCGTATGGCTATTGACAACGCAGCATTGAGTGGCAACCTTATTATTGAAGTTGATGAAACTAACTTAGTTCCAGGACAAGACTTATCAGTATATCCAGGAAAAGTATTTAGAAGGCAGGGTGGCGCTCCAGGACAGGCTATATTTGGCACAAAGTTTCCAAACGTAGCAGGAGAGAATATACAACTATTCGACAAAGCTAGAACACTGGCAGACGAGAGTACAGGGTTTCCAAGTTTTGCTCACGGACAAACAGGCATACAGGGTGTAGGTAGAACTGCGTCAGGTATATCTATGCTGATGTCAGCAGCTAATGGCTCTATCAGAAATGTTGTAAAAAACGTAGATGACTATTTACTTGGACCTTTAGGTAAAGCGTTTTTTAGTTTTAATATGCAGTTTGATTTTGACACTGAAATAAAAGGCGATCTAGAAGTTAAAGCTCAAGGTACAGAAAGCTTAATGGCTAACGAAGTACGTAGTCAAAGACTTATGCAGTTCCTACAAACAGCATCAAACCCTGCTCTTGCTCCATTCGCTAAGATGGACTACATCATAAGAGAGATAGCTAAGAGTATGGACTTAGACCCTGACAAAGTAACCAATAGTTTACAGGACGCAACAATACAAGCTGAGATACTTAAAGGTTTTCAAGCTCCTGCTGCAACCCCTGCTGCAACACCTACTGAAGCTCCACCTGCTCCTGCAGGAGGCGGTGTACAAGATACCACAGGTGCAGGAGGCGGCACTATAGGAACAGGCACAGCACCACTGCCACAAGAAGAAGGATTTACAGGTAGTGCCTAACTTAAAACCTTTAGTTAATAATACAGAACTTTATAAAGACTTTTTAGAAATGATAGAAACTTCAATAAAAGTATATACTAGAGGTTTAGAACAAGCAAATACTTTAGTAGAAGTGCATAGACTTCAAGGTAGTATACACGCTTTACGAAAACTACAACAGTTAAAAGAGCAAGTAAATGGATCAAAGTAATCCCTATGTTACCCCTGCAGATATGCAAGAGTATACAAAACTTGGTGAAGAGTTACAAAGTATAACTCCAGAAAAAACAGCTAAAACTATTGCAGAGTTTACTCCTGTAGTAGGCGATGTTATGGCGGCTCAAGATGTTTACGAGAGCTACTCTAAGGGCGATAATGTTGGAGCAGCAATAAACACTTTAGCAATGGCAGTAGGGGTAGTTCCTGTTGTAGGAGATATTGCGGCAAAAGGAGTTAAAAAGTTAGCAAAAACTAAAGATGTACCTATAGAGACAGAAAAGCTAGTAGATGAAATAGGAGAGGTTAAATCTATTTCTAATGCAAAACCCACAAAAGTTACTAAAGATAAAAAAACCGTTAAAGCATATAAACTTTTTAAAACAAACGATAAAGGAGAGCTATTTCCATTATTTGTTAAGATGGATGAAAATAAACCTATCTCAAAAAATAAATGGATAAAAGCAGAAGAGGGTTCATTAAATCCTAAAACAGGTAAAGTAAAATCATCAATAGGCGATCTAGCGTATCGTCCTGGATTTCATGCAGGTGATTTACCTATGGCTACACACATTGGAGGTAAAGTAGACTTACAAACAGGGGAACGACTTAAAGGTAGTATGCCTCCAAATGTTAGAGAGGAAAATCAAGTATGGGCTGAAGTCGAAATGCTTGATGATGTTGATTGGCAGAGTGTAGCTAATGATAAAGCTAGAATAAAAAAAGACGGATCACCTGATGTTAAAACAGCACATATAACAGATCAAGTTCCTTTCGGTGGACATTATAGATATAAAACAAATCCAAATATGACAGGGAATTGGTTAATAGGCGGTGAAATAAAAGTAAATAAAATTCTTACTAGTAAAGAAGTAAAAGATATAAACGATAAAGCAGGAGTGTCAGATTTACCAAAACTCTCTGACTTAGGTTTAAAATTTAACAAAGGTGGGATAGTACCAATGGAATTACAACAACAAACACAAATGGCTTTCATGCAAGAGGGAGGAGATGTTAACAGAACAGGTGCTATGTTTACACCTCAAGAACCCAGTGAAAAAAATAAAGATGCGTTAAAACAGCAAGGAACAATAGACGAGCAAGGAGGTTTAATGCAAACAGTCGAAGAGCCTAATCAACAGATGATGCCTTTTATGCAAGAGGGGGGTTTAACTGACGATGGTAAAGAAGTTGACAATGTAAGTGGTAACGAAGTTCCTACAGGTAGTATGGATCAGGAGGTTCGTGATGATATACCTGCTATGTTAAGTGAAGGTGAATACGTTGTTCCTGCTGACGTTGTTAGGTTTCACGGTGTTAAAGTTTTTGAAGACTTACGCACTGCAGCTAAAAAAGGTTTGCAAAAGATGGAAGCAGATGGTAGGATAGGTGGTGAGCCTATGGGTGATCCTGAAGCTAGGCTAGAAGACTTTGAAGATGATGATTTACCTTTTGATGTATCAGAGCTACAAACTGTAGGTGCTGATAGACTTAGAGGTATGTCTGAGGGTGGGGAAGTAGGTCCAAGAGTTGTTCCTACAGGATCATTAGCCTATGGTGAAGGTGTAAGATTAGCAGATTCAACAGGCTTTCAAATGAAAAAGTACTATGAACCTTCTACAGGAAGAATAATAGTATTCCCATTTTTTAATAATAGACCTATGAGCGTGATACCTGACGGTTTTCAGTTATATACAGGGCAAGATAAAGAACCTGCAAAAGCGTCTGCAGATGCAGGTAGAGGAAGAGACAATCCACCTTATGTACCATTTAAACCTAATGAGCCTAGAAAGACAGGCTTTAGGTCTTTTACTAGTAAAGATTTTATTGATGCAGCAGATAGTACACAATCAGCTATAGGTAAAGTAGCTGCATCTTTGATACCTTTTTTAGGCATGAGCCACTCTTCAGGTAAAAAGTATATTGAAAAAACATTATCTGAAGAAGAAAACCCAAGTCAAATAAACCCTGCTACAGGTGAAAAGATAACTGACTTAGATAGAATAGCTATGTTTAAATACTATAATAACCCACCCCCTCCAAGTGTTATGCAGAGGTTGTTTAGGTTTGTGTCAGGCAAAGGTGACTTGACAGAACAAGAAACTTATGGTATTGCAGATATGCTTGACTTTACTGGAGAACTAAGGTATAATGCCATAGACGGTTCTACCAGAGTTGGTACAGTAGATCAACTTTTATCTAGATTAGACGAAAACGGCATGATGCCTCCTGCTAATGCTGAAGAAACAGGGCTAGATGTAGCATCAGCAGTACAAGCAGGTAAATACCCATATGGTCAAGACCCTAATAGTAATATACAAAACGTAAGTGGAACAGGCGAAATTTTAGCTAGACCTGCTGTAGCTACAGCGGATGACATGACACAGTTCGGAGGTCAAAGAGAAGACCTCACTAAATTTGGACCAGAAGGTATTGCAGTAGATGACAGACCTTTTACAATACCACCTCTCGTAGGCGGTGATACAGCAGAAGATATTGCAGAAGCAGAAGCTAGAGCTAATGACCCTGTTAGAAATATTCTTTTAGATGAAGCTAGTGTACCTACTTTAGAGAGTTTAAAAGACAGCCCTACGCTTAAAAGAAAAGGAGCAGTTATAACTGATGACTCAGGTAATACTGTTTATAAAGCGTATAAAGACAGTAGAGGTTATTGGACTGTTGGTCCTGGGATATTATTAGGTACTATAGACAGTCAAGGTAAGCAAATTGTTAGCGATGAAGCGATACAGAAAAACTATCCTGAAGCGGAAGTATCAAACGAATTTATAAAAAGAGTAAATCAATCTATAGAGTCTGTAGAAAAAAATTATAATACAGAAAACATGCCTCCAAGAGTAAGAACTACTTTAGTTGGAATGAATTTTCAGTTAGGTGAGAGTGGACTAAAAGGTTTTTCACAAATGAATAAAGCTATTGAAGAGGGTAACTACAAAGAAGCCTCTAAACAAGTTTTAAATAATTTTAAAATAGGTGATGCTTTTTCCTTCTCAACAGATGCAGGTGCAGAAAATGTAGGAGAGACTGACTTGTATAATCAAACACCTAATAGAGCTATAAGATATGCTAATAATTTTTTAACGGCAATATCACAGCTTTCTCCTGTAACACAAGCTGCAGCAGCAGAGATGCCTCCTCCTAGACCCTCCAGTTTTGAAACACCTAGTTTTGTAGCAGGGATGGATGCAGTTCCACAAGCAGGAGAAGCTATTGCTAATCTAAATGATCCGTACACACCTCCATCTGGAGGAACTGGTGTTCAGGATGTAGCACCTCCTACAACTTCTACTGATATGTCAGATCAGTATAAAACTGGCTCTAGTTTTACACCGCAAGGGTATAGCGGCTATTTACCTACAACAAGCAGTAGCCTTTATGGGGAAGGTCCAAGCCGAGATCCACAACCATCTTACGAGGGGTCAGAGTTTGACGATCCTAACAATATAATCTACGGAGATGACACAGGTGGTGTACCGTTTGATGTAGGTGAGACTATAGACAGACCTGAGATTGTAAACCGAATAGTGGACTCTGGTGGTCAACCTCCACAAAATCTATCAAACAGAGCAATGGCTCAAAACGACATAACTACAACTAATCGAGGTGTTCCACGCATAGGTACTGAAGGTGGCTTCAGACCAGACGCTGCAGCTATAACAGCACCAACGGTAGATGAGCGAACACCAAGACTAAGCTATAGTGATTTTAGAGAAGAAGATACTCCTAGATTTGACACAGGAGAATTTGGTGGTGAAATAACAGGTCAAGAGTCTGACAGATTTAGACCTGCAAGGCTTGGGAGTGGTGTACCGTTTGACGTAGGTGAAACTATAGATGCAAATATGCGAAGTGCTACACCAAGAATTAATTATGGAGGAAGAACTTCAGACTTTGAAAACTTAGGCTCTCAAACTGAACAAGCGTTTGGTAGGTCTAGTGGGCTTAGTGGACCTCCTGCTGATGTGCGTTTCCGTAGAAGCAGACCTTCTGTAACAACAGCAGAAAGAGATCCAGTAAAAGTAATAGCAGAAGCAGGTGAAAGTAAAGTTGAAGATACGTCTGGTACTAAAAAGAAAGAGCCTAGCTTTATGGATAAGTACTTTGACAAGTCAGGTTCAGTAGGTGGTTTTGGTGATGACTATTCACAAAGAGACTTTACAGAACAAGGTTTTATGAACTTGCAAGGGCTAGGAAAAGATAAAGACCAAAGAGGAAAAGCCTTTAACGCAGGGAAACTTGGAGGAGGAGAAGTTCATTACTTTAGGTATAACACAGGCGGTGGCAATAATACCTATATAAGTGAAGCTCAACTAAGAGAATATCTTAACAAACCTGCTAACTATGTATTAACAGCTAAAGACGTAGCATCTTTTGATCCTACTACAGCAAAGAAAACAGTTCTTCCAGAGAAAGGTCTTTTAGGAGAAGAGAGGTATACGTATAAACAACCTGATATAGTAGGTACTTCTGCTGAAGATGCCGCTAAAAAAGCAGCAGAAGATAAAGCCGCAGAAGATAAAGCCGCAGAAGATAAAGCCGCAGCAGATAAAGCCGCAAAAGAAGCAGCAGAAAGAAGAAGAAGAAGACAAGAGGCTAGAGATAAAGCGGTACGAGATGCTATAGCGGATGCTAATAAAAAGCAAGAAGATAAAGATGTTTATACAGGCGGTGGTGCAGGATCAGGCAGTGGTATTGCATTAAAGTCTGGAGGATTGGTGAAGAGGAGAGCTACTAAAAAGAAGAAGAAATCGTAAAGTAGTAGTGAGTACTACCTTATGGCTACTTGACCACTGCGGTCAACCCCAACAAAAGGAGTAATTAAAATGGCAGAATTAGCAGAAATACAACCAGTAAAAACGGCAGGGTTTGTTAACCCACGAAAATCAGCAAACCAAGAACGTATTGAAAAAGAAGAAAAAGAACTTCAAGATCTTGTTGAGCAAAACAAAGAAGAAGTAACAAAAACTTCTAAAGCGGATAATAAGGAGGAGGCTCAAGAGGAGAATCTTAGTAAAGAAGAAGGCTCATTTAAAAAGCGATATGGTGATTTACGAAGACATATGGCAACTAAAGAGAAAGATTTTCAATCTCGCATAGAAGCTTTAGAAGGTCAGCTAGATAAAGCTACTAAGAACGAACTAGTTCTTCCTAAAACAAATGAAGAGATTGAAGCTTGGGCTAAACAATATCCTGATGTTGCATCTATAGTTGAAACAATAGCGGATAAAAAAGCTCAAGAACGATCTAAAGACTTAGACGATAGAGTGAAGCAGATAGAAGAAATGCGTTCTAGTGCTACACGAGAAAAAGCGGAAGCGGAGTTATTAGCTTTACATCCTGACTTTTCTGATATAAGAGAGGATGATGAGTTTCACGATTGGGCAGAACAACAGCCTAAGTGGGTACAAGACGCTCTTTATGAAAACTCTGATGATGCTAAGTCTACAGCTAGAGTTATAGACCTTTACAAGTCAGATAAAGGTATGTCAAAGTCTAAGCAATCAAACAAGAGTGCTGCGACTGCAATAAACACTCGTTCTAGCTCTTCTCCACCAACAGGAGATAAAAAAGGTAAATGGACTGAATCTCAAGTAGATAAGATGTCTGCAAAAGAATACGAAAAAAATTCTGAATCAATAATGGAATCTATTAGATCAGGAAATTTTGTATACGATATTAGTGGTGCTGCACGTTAAAAAACTATTGACAATGTGCAATTTATCACTATAACTAATGGCATACGTCTAGTTATAGATGTATGCTTTTCAAGCAAACTATACCCTAAAGCTTACCAAAGTTGTATAAGCCTAAAGCTTGAAGTGTAGCGCAACACTTAAATCTTTACACCTTATTAACACTTTGCCCTTACTGAGTATGTTTAGCTTATAACTATAAGCCTAACTTATTTATAAGGAGGACTATTCATGGCTTTTACAACCGCTGCAGGTTACGGCAACTTACCTAATGGTAATTTCTCGCCAGTAATCTATTCTAAGCAGGTTCAATTAGCCTTTCGGAAAAAATCTGTAGTTGACGAAATTACCAATAACGATTATTTTGGTGAGATTGCATCTATGGGTGACACTGTAAGGATCATAAAAGAACCTGAAATCACAGTCAAGACTTATGCAAGAGGTACTACTATTACACCTCAAGATCTTGACGATGAGGATTTTCAACTTACCGTTGACAAAGCAAACTATTTTGCATTTAAAGTTGACGATATTGAAGAGGCTCACTCACATGTCAATTTCGGTGAAATGGCATCTAATCGTGCTGCTTACAGACTATCTGACCAGTTTGACCAAGAAGTTCTTGGTTATCTATCAGGTTGGAAGCAGTCAAGCTTAAACACAATAGCTAGTGCTGAAAACACTACCGTATCTGGATCAAAAGCAGTTGACACTGCAGCAAGTAACGAACTACTTGCTTCTATGTTAGTTGATGCTGCCGATTTCAACGGTGGTACTACTGGTAACTCTATTGTTGTTAAGCCTCGTGCAGGTGGTGATTCACTAAACACGACAGCCGCTAACGCTACACCTTTAGCTGTTATTGCAAGAATGTCAAGAAAGCTTGACCAACAGTACATCCCTTCAACGGATCGTTGGTTAGTTGTTGACCCAGTTTTTGCAGAGCTAATGAAGGATGAAGACTCACGACTTTTTAATGCTGACTTTGGAGGAGGCGGTCTACAAAATGGACTAATTCTAAACAATGTTCATGGGTTTAAAGTCTATATGTCTAATAACCTTCCTGCTAAAGGCAATGGAGCAACTGGAGCTACTGCTACAGGTTCAACACACTTTGGTGTGATCTGTGCAGGTCATAGTTCTGCTGTTGCAACTGCGGAACAAATTAGTAAGACCGAGTCTTACCGTGACCCTGACAGCTTTGCTGACATTGTTCGTGGTATGCACTTATACGGACGAAAGATTCTCAAGCCTGAGGCTCTATCTCGTGCATATTATGTATCTGGCTTCTAGGGGGGAATAAAAAATGGCGGCAACAACAACAGCGTTGGCAACAACTAATTCTACTCATGGACCAAGTGCAGGTAGGACTGATAGGATACGACCTTATTTAGTCGAGCAACGAATTGATTTTTCTGATCAAAACATTGACGCTAATGGAAGTACTATTGAGTGCTGTGCTATTCCTAATGATCACCTTATTCTGTTTGCAAGTATTGAAGTATTAACAGCTTTGACTAATGATCAGTCAGACGCTACTATTGACATGGGCTTGGCAGGAGGCGATGCTGATTACTATGTGGATGGCTTTGACTGTGACGGTGCTTCTGCAGGTGCTTATGCAGCAGTGGATGATGCAACAGCAAGAGTGCCACTCATGGTAACTGCTGATGGTTCATTAAAGTTAACCTTTGCAGGTACTGCAGGTACAATAAGTGCAGGTGTATTGCGAGTATTCGCAGTAGTTATGCCTATTGGTGCTTTAACAAAGCCTGTTGAAACTGACAGGGATCAACTAGCTTAAATTTACTAACTAGGGAGGGCATTAAGTTGCCCTCTCTTTTAACATAAAAAGGAATAACAATGGCAGATGCAGTTACAAGTCAAACAATAGTAAATACTCCCCACAAACTTGTGATGAAATTTACTAACACCAGTGACGGAACAGGCGAAAGTACTGTTAACAAAGTTGATGTAAGTGGTTTTACTGCAGGGCAAAGAGTAGACACTGTTACACCTACTACATGTTCCGAAGTAAGAATAGATAAAGTATGGGCAAGATGTAATGGTATGGCTGTAAGCGTCTTGTGGGATGCAACATCTAACGTAGAAGCTATCTACTTAGCTGATGGTGGACCTGAACACTGGGATTTTAGTGAGTTTGGTGGTTTAGTTAATAACGCAGGAAGCGGTAAAACTGGAGATATATTATTTACAACAGTAGGACATTCAAACACAGACACCTATTGGATAATATTAGAGATGACAAAGTTAGCATAAATTTATGTCAGGAACGTACTTAACTCTAACTAATAGTGTTTTAGCTAGGCTAAATGAAGTAGCATTAACTTCAAGCTCTTTTAGTACAGCTAGGGGTATACAAATACAAGCCCAAAATGCAATTAATGAAGCAGTACGTTTTATTAATCAAAGAGAATTTAATTATCCGTTTAATCACGCTACAGCTACAAAAACTTTAACTGCAGGAGTAGTTAGATACAGTTTACCTACAAGTACAAAAACTGTTGATTATAATACTTTTAGGTTAGTTAAAGATAGCGATTTAAGCACTAGTGGTGGTAAGTTGGGTATACTAAATTACAACGACTACATTAACAACTATATAACACAAGAAGATGAAATAAATTCTACGACTGCTGCTGAAGCTATAGACGCAACTGAAACAGAAATTGACTTAACTAGTGCCACTGACTTTGACAGCACAGGTACAGTATACATAGATAATGAACAAATATCGTACACAGGAATAAGCACTAACACTTTAACTGGATGTACGAGAGGAGCAAACGCAACTACAGCCGCAACTCACGATAATGGGGTTACAGTTACGCAGTTTACTAGAGGGGGTGTTCCTAGATATATAATACGTTCTGCTGATAACAACTATCTTTTATATCCATTCCCTGATAAGTCTTACTCATTAAAGTTTGACTACTACACTTACCCAACAGATATGGCAGCACATGATGATACAACTTCTATACCTGCACGTTTTGATACTGTAATAGTAGACGGTGCAACAGCATTTGTTTATCAATATAGAGGTGAGACACAACAATACCAAATAAACTTTAGTAGGTTTGAAGAGGGTATTAAACACATGCAAACACTACTAATCAATAAATTTGAATATCTAAGGTCTACTTTTATACCTAGAACGTCAACTGCTTTTATGGACGTATCACCAAGAGTAAATTAAAATGCCTGATTTATCACAAGTACAACCTGCAACATTTCCTCTTCAAGGAGGCTTAGTTTTAAATAAATCTACTTTTGCTATGTCTGCAGGTGAAGCTTTAGAGCTTATAAACTTTGAGCCTGACATTAGTGGTGGTTATAGACGCATAAGTGGTTTTGCAAAGTATAATACTAATATAGTACCACAAACTTCAGCTTCTTCAGAAACTGTATTAATGTCAGCATTTTATAATGACAACATTATAGCAGCTAGAGGCACAAACATATTTAGAGGCACTAAAGGCTCTACTACTATTTCTCAAGACCATAATGACTCTGTAACTACAATAACTGTTGCATCTACTACAGATTTTTCTACAACAGGCACAATATTACTAGGGTCTGAGCAAATAACCTATACAGGTAAAACTTCTACTACACTCACTGGAGCTACAAGAGGAGCTAATTCTACATCTGCTGCATCTCACTCTAGTGGAGCAACAGTCACACAATATTGGACATCTATAGATAGTAGCAGAACAAGTGCAGGTGTATATACTTTTGCTACCTTTAACTTTGATGGTACAAAAAAGTTTATAGTAGCGGATGGAGCAAATGCTCCTACAGTATTTAATACGTCTTTTGCAGCTACAGACGTTGCTCATGCTAATGCTAGTACAGGCGAATCTACTACATTAGTTCAAGATATAGCTAGTGGCACAGGCATGACAGGATCTGGTGTTCTCAAAGTAGCCTCTACAACAGGTTTTACTGATCCGTCATCAGGAACGCTTACTTTAGTTATTGGCACAGAACAGTTTACTTACACAGGTTTAACTTCTACAACCTTTACAGGTGTTACAAGAGGCGCAGGAGGCACAGAAGCAGTAGACCATACTGCAGGAACAACAGTTTCAGATGCCTTTCCTCCTGCTGTAAGCGGTGCTAAGTTTGTAGCTGTATTTAAAGACGCATTGTTTTACGCAGGTATGTCAGCTTTACCTCAAGAGGTTGTGTTTACAGTTCCGTTTGAAGAGGATAACTTTTCTGTTGCATTAGGAGCAGGTAGTTTTAGAGTTGACGATACAATAACAGGACTAAAAGTTTTCCGTGATAATTTATTTATCTTTTGCGAGAACAGAATTTTTAAACTTAGTGGTTCTTCTTTTGCTGACTTTAGGGTTGATCCTGTTACAAGAAATATTGGTTGCGTTAATGGGCAGACAATACAGGAATTTGCAGGTGACTTAATATTCTTAGCTCCTGACGGATTAAGAACTGTTGCAGGTACAGCAAGAATTGGTGACGTTGATTTAGGTACAATCAGTACTGCTGTTCAATCTGTTTTTAATGATAACATAGCTAACTCAGGAGGTTTTAGATCTCTTGTTATTCCTAATAAAACCCAATACAGAGTTTTCTTTACTAAAGATGGGGTGTCTGAAACTATAACAAATGGTGTCATATGTTCTATGAGAGAAGCTAATTTTGAGTTTGCTAAACTAAAAGGCATAAAACCTACATCCACAGATACACTAGTTGAGTCAGCAGGTACTACTGTTGTTCACGGTGGAGCAGATGGATACATATATCAACAAGAATCAGGTAACGACTTTAATGGTACGTCTATTGATGGAAAGTATAGAAGTCCTGATTTAAGTTTTGGAGATGCAGGTGTTCGTAAGCACATGCAAAAAGTGTTATTAAGTTATAAGCCTGAATCTTCTGTTAACGCAGATTTACTTTTAAGGTACGACTATGAAGACCCTGATTCACCTAGACCTGCTGCGTATTCCTTATCTGCTGCTGATGTAGCTGCAGTTTATGGAGCGTCAGGAACAACATACGGAACATCAACTTATGGTGGACAGTCAGAGCCATTAGTTAGACAGGCAGTAGAAGGATCAGGCTTTACAGTAGCTTTAAGAGTTAATGACAATGGTGTATCAGCACCGTACTCAATAAGAGGCTTTGGGTTAGAATATCAAATGGGAGCTAGGAGATAAATGGGAGCAACGTATACAAGACAGTCTACGTATAGTGACGGAGATGTTATCACAGCCGCACACACTAATGACGAGTTTAACCAGTTATTAGCAGCGTTTGCAGCCAGTACAGGACACACACATGACGGCACTGCAGCCGAAGGTGGACCAGTTACTAAACTTCTTGGTAATACTCTTACATTTGGTGCAGGTACTGCAGGTACAGATATTACTATTACTTTTGATGGTGAGTCTGCTGACGGTGAACTTAAGTGGATGGAAGATGAAGACTACTTTGAGTTTTCAGATGATATACTTATAGCTACAAATGAAAAGTTACAGTTTAGAGATACAGGTCTTTACATATCTAGTAATGCAGACGGAGACTTAGACATTGTTTCAGATGGTACAGCCGTAGATTCAATTAATATAGAATCTGCAGGAGGTATTACTTTAGATGCAGGAACAGCAGCAAGTGGCATTATTTACGAAGATGACGGTACAGAAATGGCTCGTCTGTATAATAGCTCTAGTGATGTTATACTTGAAACTAAAGTATCCGACAAAGACTTTTCAATTAAGGGTAACGATGGTGGTTCAGCTATAACTGCTATGACTATAGATATGTCAGAAGCAGGTGCAGTTACTTTTAATGATAAAATAACAGCCGTAGGTACATCTGTATTTACTAACTTAGATATTTCTGGTGATGTTGATATTGATGGCACAACTAACTTAGATGCTGTTGACATTGACGGTGCTGTGCAGATTGACGCTGCTTTAACTGTTGGTGTAGATGACGCAGGTTACGATGTTAAATTCTTTGGTGACACAGCTTCAGCATACATGCTATGGGATACATCAGCAGATGACCTTATACTAGGCGGTGCTGCAGGACTTGTAGTTCCTGATGGTCAGCTTACACTAGGTAGCACTGCTGTAGGATCAACGGCTGCAGAGTTAAATCTATTAGACGGTTCAGCCAAATCAACAAGTTCAATTACAATAGCGGATGCTGATGCGTTTCTAATTATTGATGGCACTACAACTAAACAAATACCTGCATCTGATCTTGTTACGTATGTGTCAGCCTCTGTAGGTGATATTACAGGTGTAACAGCAGGTGTAGGTTTAAGTGGAGGCGGTGCATCAGGTGCAGTAACTTTAACACTTGATCTGTCTGAATTAAGTGATGTGACTCCTGCTGATGGTGATAAATTAGCTACAATAGACTCTGATGGAGCAAATGAACAACTTACAACGATAGCCTCTCTTGCAACCTTATTTGCAGGAACAGGCTTATCCGCTTCTAGCTCTGTGATGAGCATTGACGCAGCACAAACAGGTATAACTTCTTTACTTGCGACAGACATAAAGATTGGTGAAGATGATCAGACTAAAATTGATTTTGAAACAGCAGACGAGATACACTTTTATGCAAACAATGTAGAACAGGTATATTTAGCTGATAACATATTTGGACCACAATCTGATAGCGATGTAGATTTAGGTTCTTCATCTGTTCGTTGGAAAGATGCTTATGTAGACAGCATTACAGTAACAGGAAATGCTGACATTGATGGTGACGTTGATGTTGATGGAACACTAGAAGCCGATGCTATTACTGTAGGTGGCACTGCACTAAACACCGTTATAGCAGGTGTAACAGTTACTAATGCAACAACTGCTGCAGTAGCAACAACTGTAACTATTTCAGATAATGAAAGTACAGATGAAGATAATGCTATTATCTTTACTGCAGGTGGAGATGTAGACGGTGGAAACATAGGATTAGAGTCAGATGGTGATTTAATTTATAATCCTAGCACAGGAAGGTTGACAGCGACACAATTATCTGGTACACTACAAACTGCAGCACAAACAAACATTACATCATTAGGTACACTATCTGCATTAACCGTTGACAATGTAGCAATAAATGGTACAACTATAGGTCACACAGATGATACAGACCTTATAACACTAGCAGATGGTATAGCAACAGTAGCAGGTGAAATATCTGTAACTACCTTAGACATAGGTGGTACTAACGTAGCAGCTACAGCAGCAGAGTTAAACATAATGGATGGTAATACGGCTGCTTCATCTACTACACTTGCAGATGCAGATAGATTAGTAACAAATGACGATGGAACAATGAAACAAGTAGCATTAACAGATGTGAAAACATATTTAAGTAGTGCAGGGTTTTCCACAGACGACCCTACGGCACTTGCGATTGCCCTTGGATAGTTAGGAGAAAAAGATGGCAAATACATTTAGAGTATTAACATTTGCAGCAGAACCTGCAAGTACGTCAGATGGGAGTGAGTATCACATATACACGACTCCAAGTAGCACAACAACAGTTGTTATTGGTCTTATGTTAACAAACATTCACACCTCACAGGTAACAGCAAAAGTTCTTCTTGAGTCTGATACTACAGGGGGAACTGGTTCTGCTAGTCAAACAAATAACATAGGTGCAGGAACAGGGGGAGGTGCAAATAATAATACCACTGCGGTGTTGTTAAATAACGCACCTATACCTGTAGGTTCAACCTTAGAATTATTATCAGGAGGAAAGGTAATTATGCAACCCACTGATACAATAACAATTTCTTGTAGTGTAGCAGATAAACTATCTGGAGCATTAAGCATCATGGAGATAACATAATATGCCCTATATTGGAGTAGAACCAGAGTCTAACTTTCAGACTGCTCCTGCTGTTGTCAGGTTTAGTGGTGATGGTTCAGACACAACCTTTGCACTAGGTAGAACTATTGGCTCTGTACAAGACATACTTGTGTCAGTAGATGGTGTTATACAAGACACTGCTGCTTATACTGTACCTGATGGGTCAACACTAACCTTTAGTGCTGCACCTTCTTCTAACTCAGGTAATAATATCTTTGTATACTTCCTAGAGACAGGTGGAGCTTCTGTTGTACCTGAAGAACAATTCAAAGGTAACTTTAAAAATGGTGGTATGTTTAGATTAAACGCACAGAGTATGGATATAAGCACTACCATACTAGCCACAGAAAATGCTACAGCTACAGGCACATTAGGTATAGCATCAGGTGTGACGTTGACTATCGAAAGTGGTGGGAGGCTAGT